AAAAGCAATAAAAGACAAATTAGATGCTGACACACAAGAGCGCGTAAACAAAATAAATAAAGAGGCACAAAAAGCCCTACTCAACAATCTTGCGGTAATTGCATTTCAGGAAAATAAAATAAGCGATTTGCAAAGCTTGCAGACCGAAAGCAACAAGCAACAAAGTACAGAAAAAATACGACAATTGCAACTTGATATCTTACAAGCTGAATCAGCAAATAACCGCATTGAATCGCAGCGAGTTTTGAAGGTTGGGCTTGAGCAACTAGCAAAAGAAGATAACATAAGATTGCGAAATGCGCAAAGAGTAAAACTTCTTGATGATTTTGACATCGAAATTAAAAAAGACGCATTAAAATTGTCAATGAATCAAAATAAAGTTTTAGCTGGAAGAGCGGCGGAAATTAGCAAGGAAACCGACGAAAAGCAAAGATTCCTTA